TAGAACCATCCTCTTCACCACTAGCTGGGTTTTCACCATCACCAGTTTCTTCATCCGCCAATGGCGTGGTTGGTGTTTTAGTTGTATCACCTGTCTTTGTTCCGTCCTTAGGATCAATCACTCCAGGCATTTCTACATCTTTTTTCAAAGATGTTTTTGTATTAAATGCTGAGTGCTTATTGATTATTGCCGCTCTATTATTATTATTTTGTTTCTGCATTACGTTCGCAAATTCTCTCTGAGCATCTGCTACACTAATATTTTTATTATTGGATCTATTGTATTCAGTTATAAAAGCAGGTTGAACCTTCCATTTACCTTTATCGGATCGTTCGGATCTTGCTATAAGAGTTCTTCTGCCAAATGCTCCTTTTTTATACAATAATGAAGCACCAGTATCAGTATTAACTTCTAATACCGTTGGCATTCCTCCAGAGGTATATTCAGATCTTTGAATATTGTCCGACATTTAAGTAGTTTTTATTTATTTAGCACTATTTTCTCATAATCTAATGACAATAAATCATCAAGTTCATCTCTCTGGACAATATAAACTTGAGTACCCAATTCTTCCCAGGTATATTGTCTATAATCTCTGAGGTGAAAATTAATTCCACGAAATCCCCATTGAAATAATTCAGTCACTGCAACCAATGGGTGTTGATCGTATTTTATATTAGGTGTCTTTGCAAAGTATTTGAAGGTGCAGATGTTTCCTTCTTCAGGTATAGGTGTTACAGTATCATTCAGTGCATACATTATAAGTTCCATTCTTTCCCCAAGATCTTTCTCAGATTTAAAGTCTTGAATACTAGGTTCGATACGGTTCATTTGATTCCGAGTTCGTCTTCTGTAACCACTTTAAATTTAATTCGTCTGTCCTCACAGAACTCAACAGCAGCCTTCCACTTTGCTTTATTCACTTCCCAAGTCTTACACTCATACAGATATGATTTAGTAACTTTCTTTCTCTGCTTTGGTGGTTGAGTTTGCTTCTTTGGTTTCACCTCTACCACATAAGTTTTGATCTGACCTGTGCTTTCTTTTACTTTAATAATGAAGTCAGGAAAATACTTATGCACTCTTCTATCAAGAGGAGAGACGTATGGAATGAAGAACTCCTCACTACCCCACTCAAGAATGTTTTCATTCAAGTCACAATAGCGACAAAACTTGCGCTCCCAACTACTTCGGCATATGATGTTATTAGGATTGCCTTTATACTTCTTTGGGAATGAAGGTTTGTATTTACTTTTTATGCTTTCTCCCATACATAGTATATAAGATCAAAAAGTATTTATAGATGTTATCCAACCTCTTCAATCTCCGAGAGAGAAGTGCAAGAAAACAAAATGTTGATTCGGTCAAAGCAAATTTGCTACGACCATCATTAACAGCATACTTTGCGGTTGAAATTCCATTTCCGAATGGAGAGATAGCAAGTCAGTTAAAACAAGTTCTTAGTAGCGCAAAACAACCTCAACTCAATCTTCTTTGTACTGACGCATCATTGCCTGGGTCTCAATTGGCCACAATGGATATCAAAAATGATCGCACTGGTGTCAGTGAGAAACATGTTTATCGTAGAATGTTTGACGATAGAGTTGATTTTACTTTCTACGTTGATGCAGATAATTATCTTCCAATTAGATTTTTTGAAACTTGGATGAAAGGAATTATGAATGAGAATGAGGATGCTGTGGCAAAATCATATCAATATAAACCAATATATCCAGATGAATATATGGCCGACCAGGGTTTGAAAATTTTCAAATTTGAGAGAGACTATAAGCAACTTTTAACCTATGAATTTTTTAGGTCTTTCCCGATAGCGGTGGCCTCAATGCCCATATCATATAGTGGAAATGATTTGTTAAAGTGTACCGTCTCAATGTCTTATATTAGATACATTCAAAGCGGACCAACTAGTAATACACTGGGATCAAATACTTTTGCCAATGCAAAAAATACCCCAGAAGAACTAAAAGATTTGCAAAACAAAGCTCTTGCACAAAGTTTTGCTGATGATACTGGCAGATCACTTGAAGATGCTGCAATTCTCTCACAAGGAGGAACCATAGAGACAGTCATCGGATGACCCTCTAAATAATCACACTGAAATATATCTATAGGACATCATGCCTTTACCAAAGATTGCAACGCCAACATATGAGTTGGAATTACCTTCTACTGGTCAACCAGTTAAGTTCAGACCCTTTTTAGTTAAAGAGGAAAAAGTTCTTGTCCTCGCATTAGAAAGCGAAGATACAAAACAAATTACGAATGCAATCAAAACAGTCATTAAAGGTTGTATTCAAACCAAGGGTATTAAGGTGGAGACCCTTCCCACATTTGATATTGAATTCTTGTTTCTCAATATTAGAGGAAAATCTGTAGGAGAAACTATTGAGTTGAATATTATTTGCCCAGATGATGAGACAACAGAGGTTTCTGTTACGATTGATTTGGATGATATTCATGTTCAGACTAATGATGAGCACACAAAGCAGATAAAGATTGATGATAGTCTCATGATGGAGATGAAATATCCATCTCTTGATCAATTCATTAAAAACAATTTTGACTTTAAGGATCAAAATGCCATGGATCAATCATTTGAATTGATTGCATCTTGTATTAGTAAGATCTATAGTGAAGAGGAAGTCTGGGCAACTGAAGACTGTACTAAGAAAGAGTTGAATGAATTCCTTGAATCTATGAACTCATCTCAGTTCAAAGAAATTGAGACGTTTTTTGAAACGATGCCTAAACTTTCTCACAAAGTAAAGGTAAAAAATCCCAAAACAAAAGTTGAAAGTGAAGTTGTTCTTGAAGGGTTAGCAAGTTTTTTCGCATAGCCCTGGTACATATGAATACGCTTAGTTATTATAAACTTAACTTTGCCTTGATGCAGTACCATAAATATTCATTAACTGAGATTGAAAACATGATGCCTTGGGAACGAGACATCTACGTTGCATTGTTGGAACAGCATCTTGAAGAAGAAAAACTAAAGCATCAACAAGCGAATGGCATCTAGGGCGATTACCGATCCAATAGAAATACTCTTAGAGATGGGTGTAGACCTAGATAATCTCTCTAATGAGGAGGATTATCTTAGTGCCTTGATGGAAGCAGCTGCAACCATCGAGTTTCAAACAAAAGGAAGTGGTGATGAACGTAGTGCTGCCCTTAGAAAAGAAATTATAAAAGTAAGAAAGAAAAGAAAAGCAGCAGATCCTAAATTTAAAGTAAAAAAGACACAGATATCAGCAGGAGCATTTAAAAAACAATCATCAGTTGCTAAGGTTAGTCGGAGTCAGAAAGCACTGCCAGGATCAGCAGGAGGAGCAGTTGCCAGAAGCAAACCTTCAAAGGGGGGAGCACTGGTTACGCAAGGTGGTGAAGATGGAAGGGGATCAAGTATTCTAGAGAAAATTTTAGCGGGTGTTAATTCGATACTTAAGACTTTAAAAGAAGATAGAGAGTTTAAGAAGAAACTTGCAAACCAAGAGAGAAAGTCTGCAGAGAGAAAAAAAAGAAGTGCTAGAGAAGATAAACTTGAAAGTGGAATTTTTAAAAACATATTAAAAGGTGCTAAAAAAATTCTCAAACCAGTGGAGGGTATACTAAGTCGTATTCTTAAGTTCATAGGGACTGTTTTGATAGGAAAAATTCTTATGAAAATAGTTAAGTGGATGGGTGATCCTGAAAATGAGGGAAAACTTAAAGCAATAGGTGACTTTTTAAAGAATACATGGCCCCTACTTCTTGCGGCATATCTTTTATTTGGAAATAGTCTTTCTAGATTTGCAATAAAACTAATCGCATCGGTTGTAAAATTTAGCGCGAAACTATTACGGCGTCTCATACCTGCATTATTAAAAGGTGCAAGGAGACTTGGACTTAAAAAATCTTTAGCAGTTACCGGTCTTGCTGTTGGTGGAGCAATGCTTGCGGGTCGTCTAATGGATGGCGGTCAAGATGATAAGCCACCAACACCGGGAAAAGATGGTGCTCCGGGTGCTCCGGGTGCAGATGCGAAAGAACCAGAAGAAATGTCCAGGGGTGGTGTAGTTCCTGGATCTGGAAATAAAGATACTGTCCCCGCAATGCTCACTCCTGGTGAGTTTGTAATGAGTAAAGGTGCCGTTGAAAAATTCGGTAGAGGTGCCATGGAATCTATGAATGCCATGGGTGGTGGTTCTGGAATGCCATCATTTAGTGATGGAATGATGTTTGCCAAAACTGGTGGACATGTACCTGGAAGTGATGAAGATAAGGAGAGACCTAGATTTGATCCAGCTGCTGCCAGTGCAATGCTTTCAAGTAGATATGGAGTTGATGCACAACCAACAAAACCAGCAACTATCACTGCTAATTCTCAAGCAAAAAAAACAGGTGATACATCTGGTGGTGGAAGTCTAAAGGAACTTTCTGCACAAGATTATAGAGACTTAGCATTCATTGTTAGCGCAGAGGCACAGAGAGGAACTGATGATGAGTATGGTGTTGCTGCTGCTGTTTTGAATAGAGTTGCTGATCCTGCATGGCCAAACACTGTAAAAGCAGTTGGATCTCAAGCAGGTCAGTTTGAGGCAGTTTATAAAGGACTTGCAAAAGATGACCCGGAACTTGCACAGAAACTTGCATCACCTGAGGGACAAGCAAAGATCGTTGAAGCATTGAAGATGCTTAAAGGTAGAACTGATTTTAAGGGCACCAGTCAATATGGGAACAT